CCCAAAGTTAGTGATTTTTCCCGACAGGAAGGCCGGCACCGTGGTTCGAGCCCACGGCGGGAACTAAAAACACCAAGTCCAATGAAAGACTTTACCTATTATAATAACAAACTTGCGGTAACTGCCACGTGGTTGATTGACAATATTGTCAGTTACGATACCTATAAGTATCATACCCGCAAAGGCAACTTTAAGAAATTGCGCCGTGGTGGCGGAGCCGATACGCCGGCACTGATTGAATACGAAAGCATCCGCCCCGAAAAGTATAAATACCTGATACAAGATATAGTAGGCGACCCCTACAAACTGATCCAACGTAACGACTTCCTTGAAAGCATCATTCCCGATGCCCGGGCGCGTGAATTTTTTGCCGGTGAATTGCGCTACGATAAAAACGCCGACCGCAAACTACCTACATTGGTAACCAATGCCGAAGTGCTAAACGCCTGTATCCGGCTGTATAACCGCCGGAGAGCTATGCGGCGCAAACTCAACGGATCAACCAAAGATATTTGGCAAACTATATCCGGACAAGTAAACAGCGTGCGCGAAACCCTTAAACACAGCTTGCCAAAAAGTAAAGACCGCCTGCGCAAAGTAGTCAAAGAATACCAAAAATACGGATATTCCGTATTACTGCACGGTAACCGCAAAAATAAACACGCTCAAAAACGAAACGAAAAACTCGAATACTTAATCATAAGCATCTACGCTATGCAAAACAAACCTTATGCAGAGTGGGTGCATCAAACTTACGAGCAGTTTCGTTCCGGACAATTGCCGTTGGTGGACAAACGCACCGGTGAGCTGTTTGACCATACTGATCCGGCTTATGTAGAAATCAGTCCGGCAACGGTTTGGAATATTGTAACGATGCCCAAATACGAGGCACTTATCGCCCGGTTGCGAGACGGACAGCACACTTATTCACAGCAACACCGTCCGCATCATCACCGGCACGCACCTACCTATTCGCTCTCGCGCATTACGTTGGACGACCGCGATATTATGCACACCAAGTCAAGCGATAAAGTTGCCGTTAAATGTTACTATGTGTTTGACGATATGTCTGGGGCTATCATCGGGCGAGCTTATAACAAAAAGAAAAACGATACCTTATTTATCGAAGCCATAAAGGATATGTTCCTTTTCTTACGCCGTAACAAAATAGGCTTACCCTTGCAGGCGGAAGTTGAAAACCATTTGGTGCGCGACTTTGAACATACTTTGATGACGGTGTTCCCGTTTGTGCGTTGGACAAATCCGGCTAACTCACAGGAAAAATATGCCGAGCGATTGATAGGCACCAAAAAATACGGTGTCGAAAAGAAAAACAATATAGCCGTAGGGCGACACTACTCACGCCGTGCTACCAACCGCATTACGCAACAAAAGATTTTTGACGAGGATAACAACAACTACAAAGAGCGTTTGGCACCTTTTGAAGTGATTGTTGCCAATGACAAAGCCGAAATAGATCAGTATAACAACGAACTGCATCCCAAACAGGATTTATACCCGGGCAAAACCCGTATGCAAGTTTTTAAGGAGCATTTGAACCCGGATTTGCCGGAGCTACCGGAATATCTGTTTGCCCGCTATATAGGTATAAAAGTAGATACAAGCATCCGCCGAAATTCTTATGTAACAGCCAACAACGAGAAGTTTATGATTACCGATTTCGGCATATTGGATCAGTTGGCACCCAATAACAAAAAAGTGGAAGTTTACTTTATTCCCGATGAAAACGGAGAGGTTAACAAAGTATATCTCTATCAAGACAGCCGTTTCATCGGCGAGGCTATCCCGGTATCAACTTATAACCGCGCCAATGCCGAATGGACGGATGCCGACCAAGACAACTACACCAAACAGGCATCCTATATCGCTCAATTTGACAAGCGTATAAAAGACCAAAAAGAAAAAACCGCCCGTATAGCCGTGATACCCAATGAACCGGAAATATCCGATGATGAACCGGTTATTGTGGATAGTCTTATTCCGGAGCCTGATCCGGAACCGGTATATCAAGATGAAACAGACTACGGCAAAATGGCCGTAAACGATTTATAAACCTTTAATCTATTACACTATGATAACAAGAGAATTTCAACAAAAGATAGTAGAGGCGATAAACGCCGATGCTAACAATTATCCGAGTGCCGCCAAGCAGGCACGCGCTTTGGGAATTAATTCAGCCCAATTGAGCCGTATCAAAAAAGGCGATTGGGAGCAAGTATTATCCGATGCCAAATGGATTGGTATTGCCCGCCGGTTGAATGTAACCGCCGGCAACCAACCGCATTGGAACATTGCCCGGACACCGGCATTTGAATATATCAGCAACCAGTTGGCGTTTTGTCAAGCAAACAATGTAAGTGCCGTGCTGTGCGACTTGCCGGATATAGGCAAAACATTTACTGCCAAATACTACGTGCGTAAAAACAAAAACGCCGTGTATATCGATTGTAGCCAAGTCAAGAGCAAGCAAAAGCTTATCCGCAAGATTGCGCAGGAGTTTGGTGTGGATCATACCGGACGTTATGCCGACGTATATGCCGATTTGGTGTATTACCTGCGCAGTATTGACAATCCGCTTATCGTATTGGACGAAGCCGGTGATTTGGATTATCCCGCCTTTTTGGAGTTAAAAGCCCTTTGGAACGCCACCGAGCAAGCGGCAAGCTATTATATGATGGGAGCCGACGGATTACGCGTAAAGATTGAACGCGGTAAGGAACGCAAAAAGGTGGGTTATGCCGAGATTTTCTCACGTTTTGGCGACGGATTTAAAAAAGTCAGTCCGAACGGCAAAGATGATTTAATCCGCTTCAAACGCCACCAAATGGCACTCGTAGCCAAAGCCAACGGAATGAAAGTGCCGGAAACCAAGCTGTATGCCAAAACCGGTGGCAGTTTGCGCCGTGTTTTCATCGAGTATAAAAAGCAAATCAACGCATAATGAGTAGAGCAATGTCAGTAGGTCAGCTTTTGCGAAAGAAGTTCAAAACCATTCCCTTGCAGGGAGAATGGCTCAAAGCCGTAGGCGAGCCGGAACGCAACGGAATATGGTTGATATGGGGACATAGCGGCAACGGTAAAACCCGTTTGGCGCTTTCGCTTGCCAAAGAACTGATGAAGCACGGCAAAGTTGCCTACAACACTTTGGAGGAAGGTGCGCGGTTGAGTTTTCAACGAGCCATACGGCAGGCGGAGTTTAACCCGAAAGCCGACCGGTTTCAAATATTGAACCGTGAGCCCATCGGCGAGTTAGTTAAGCGCTTGCAACACAAAAAAAGTCCGGATTTTGTCATTATCGACAGCTTGCAATACAGCTTTTTGAACCGCCGGACATATTTTGAACTCAAACAGCAGGTGCCTAACAAACTGCTGATATTTATCAGCCACGCAGCCGGCAAAGAACCCGACGGCGATTTGGCAAAGAAGGTGCGATTTGACGCCGATGTAAAGATTTATATAGAGGGTTACCGCGCCTTTATTACTTCACGCTACGGCGGTGGCAAACCCATAACTATTTGGCGTGAAGGCGCCGAAAAATACTACGGAAACATAAACTAATAAGATGAAAACAATAAGTATTATCACTCAAAAAGAAAGAGGCCGCTTAATAACAGGCTTTTTTACAGACTACTGTTCAGCTGTATCCGGTGGCGATCCACTATTGCTACAACTGATGCTTACTAACAGGCCGTTACAGGCTTGGTTTATACGACAGTTCACGAACGGAGAGCAACGATTTATTAACTATATGGTTCGTCGTAATACGCCTATAAAGTTATCAAAGGCAAAAGAGCTTTATATCCGTATGGCTACGGATCATATTGACAAATTTTCAAAAATTATTATGTATGAAATCAACAAGCAGGCTAAGTCTATCAGAAATCAAAGAGCTAAAAAACAGACATTGCATAGTACGGTCCGTTTTAATTAACCAGACGGGATTAACACCTGATCTTAGGGCACAATATCAAAAAGAGTATAGAGAAATTAACAAAAAACTTCAGGCAAATGATTATAGAGCAAATCAGATCAAAACTAAATAACCGGGTTATTGCTATTAAAGAGATAACTACCGGAATTATAAAGCTGGTAAACGGCCGCTATACAATAGAAATGGCTATAAAAGATATAGCACGCGAAATATCAGCAATTGAATTAACCACTACTTTATAAAAACCTAAACAAAATGAATAAATTACAATTTACCATCAATAAAGCCAAGCAATCTACTTGGAGAGACGACAGCGGGTTGGATATCCCTGTAAACAGAATTACTAAAAGTGAAAAACTAAAAGAACGAAAAGCCGGAAAAATAGTCAAAGATGCCATTCGTTTAAACAAGCTTTTAAAAGAGTTTAAACAATACGTAAAAGAGGCGGGAGAAGCGGTTAAAAAGGCCGTTTATGAAGAAACCGGAACGGTGCCAAGGGAAAATGCAAAGGGAAACTTTACTTGGTATAATTTCGACAGATCCGTTAAGATAGAGACAAATGTAAATGAGCCCATTGAGTTTGATGACCTACTTATCAACGCTGCCAAAGAGAAGCTTGATGAGTTTTTGAATAATAATATTGAGGCAAAGAATGAATTTATAAAAGAAATGGCATTACAGGCATTTGAGACACCTTCCGGAAAGCTGGACACTAAACGGGTGTTGAACTTAACCAGGTATAAAGATAAAGTAAATAATCCTTTGTTTAGTGAGGCTGTGGACCTAATCAATAAAGCAATTCGGCGTAAGCAAAGCCGTATGTATTTCCGCGTATGGGCAAAAGACGAGTCCGGAAAATACCAAAACATTGACTTAAACCTATCAAGTATTGAGATATGAAAAACATATTACAACCAAACTCGAACATTGATATTACCATAATCAATATCAACGCTATCAAGATAAATGGTAAATACGTGATATATACCGGAACAGGTTGGGTAAGACAAGCCGGATTATTTACAGATGAAGAAATATTGGCTATGCAAACTGTAACTAAGGATTTAGACAAAAACCGTAAACATCAATAATATGGCAAAGATAATAGTAAAACAAACCAGTGATGAGGCCCTTTTGGTAGGGCGCAAAGTTGTTTATCGTGATGCATCCGGTAATTGGATTGCCGTATCTGAATTAACCAACAAAGAAAAAGAGGCATTAGAACAATTTCTGGTATCTCATAAAGAAATATAACTATGATCAATAAAAACCAAATTAAATATATATACAGTATCCGGCAGGAGTATTACAAAAACCACGAAGACGAATGGCGGATGCTGATTGCCCAATATACAGGCAGTTGCGACAAAATTAGTGTAAAGGATTTAACATTTGATCAAGCCAATGCCCTAATAGACCGTTTAGGTGGTCGTCCTTTTACAGAGGATCATTGGGGCTTATTTGATAAAGAAGATCCGCAGCACAAGCAAGTGTTGAGCCTGTTACACCAGTTGGGTTGGGTAACTTATCACCACATAAACGGGCAGGTACCGGACATACGCCATTTGTCTAATTGGCTTAAAAGCAACCGCGCTCCGGTGCGTAAGCCCTTAAAACAAATGAGTACCAAAGAACTTACCAAAACTATTAATGCACTTGAATTTATGACCTTAAAAATGAAAGCCTAATGATTAAGAAATTAAGTAAAAAACAATCAAAAGATTTACAAAATGGAAAATTACCGGATCGATGGTGGGACTACGGAATCAATCCGGTTGCAGGTTATAGAGTTTATCCATCAAGAAACAGCTTAAAGCCTATCAGTAACTCTTTACCATTACCAAAAACAATAAATATATAAACGATGCCAAAAATAAGTAAACAGTTTACATTAGAAATAAAGCCAACACGCTTTTTAAGGGCGTGCAGCAATGACGAGATATACGAGATTTGGCTATTATTATCAGAAAGCCGTTACCAAACTATACTCAAACAACAGGAAACCGGAATACCGGTTAAAGAAGCTATAATTGACACAAAAGTACCCTTACCATTTAGCAGCGATGCATTTGCCAAAGCTTGGGCTATATGGAAGGAGTATAAGCGCAAGGAGCACGGATTTCGTTTTAAAACAGATATATCTGAGCGTGGCGCTTTAAAACGTCTGGCAATAGATAGCGACCATAATGAGCAGCGTGCTATTGCCATTATCAATAGGTCTATTGAAAAAGGTTGGAGCGGATTATTTCCACTACCTGCAGGCGAATTAAAAACTGTGACAAAAACAACCCGCAAAAACTTTGGGCAATGAAAAAACCGAGTTTTACACAATATCAAATGGCTAAAAAGCTGAAGGGCGACAAAAAGGCTGACAAGATCATAAAAGCCTACGAAAATGCAGTATTAGAGGCAAGAAAAGAAATAAACCGTAAATATGCTGCTCAAAAAAAAGCCGTAAAACCGAAACAAACGCCGGTGCTGACAGAGAAAGCGGCAAAAACTCGTTTTCTGAAAATGGCCACAGAGCTGACGCGCCCACCGGTTCACCATCCACGCCACAAAACACATAAGTATGTTATTGATTCCGAAAACAAAGCCGTTGTAAACTTTGTTTTGATGTATTTCGGCTATGCACCGCTCCCGGAAGGTGTTTGCCGTAATACGCCCGCACACAGCAAAGGTTTATTACTTGCCGGTAACTACGGAAGCGGCAAAAGTGTTTTGCTGGAAACGCACCAAAAAATGAAATGGGCAAAAAATCTGTTTCGTATGGTATCTGCCCACGAAATAGTTGCCAAATATGATGCCGAAGGTGAACGTGGTATTTCGCAATACCTTACCGGGAATCTCGCCATTGACGACCTTGGCACCGAAGAACTGGGGCGGTATTACGGCAAGCAAGAAGACGTATTAAAACGCATATTAGAATTGCGTTATATCCTGTTTAAGCGCGAGGGCAAAAAAACCCACGCTACCACTAATTTGGATATAAATGAAATAACAGAGCGCTACGGTGCCCGCATCGGTAGCCGGCTCAATGAAATGTTTAATATCCTGTATCTCGGTGACAAAGCCGACAGCCGTGATTTTAGAAAAATGTTATGAAAACAAAAAACGTAATACCATTTAGCAACGGCACCGAAGCAGACATCTGGCAAAGCCATAACTGTTTTCGTTGCAAATATTATGAGATCAAAAGTGTAAATATTGAAGATGCTAAATGCGACTTAGCCTTTCATTTAGACTTAGCACGAGGTATAGGGACTATACCCTTATCCATTGCACAAAGAATTGGCTGTGGAGATGAACAAAACGGTTTTGTAAAACTTTACAATACTTGCAGAGACAAAACCGGTTACAAACCCACTCCGGAACAGCGTGAGCGATACAACCTACACCGCAGAGCCAAGCGGGCAGGCTTCACCGGTTTAAACGCCCGGAAACGCACATTTTTTACATCCAATCCGGTGGATGAGCTACCGGAAGCCGTAAAAATATTGATGAACCAATATGGATATGTAATTCAAACGTTAATTGGATAACACCAAAATACAAGCCGTTTTAATGGCTTGTATTGAGTGTTATCAATACGTCTTCCTGACGGTAGGAAAACATAAAATATTAACCCAAAAAAATAAATTATTATGAGTAACAAAAGTAGTAACGACGGAATCGGTGTATTAGGGCTATTAGGTGTAGTCTTTATCGTGTTAAAATTAACCCACGTAATAGACTGGTCTTGGTGGTGGGTGACAGCTCCTTTTTGGGGCGGAATCGCTATTTTTTTAGTGGCTGTTCTGGTAGTTTTCCTTATTAGTTTTATCGTTTCAAGATTGTAAGCTATAGGCAAACAACTTACACCACCAATAGAGTTGCAACCGATTGATGTAGATGTCTTTAAAAGAATGATTGACAACGCGCGAACAAGTGAAGAAATTTACATTGAAAAAGTGTTTGAGGAAGCTCTTAAAAGAAAAGGCATTGAATTTGAAAACCGTGTGGACTTTTTAGACTTTGTTACTAAAAGAGTAACCGGCGAAAAGCGCAGAAATCAAACGGTGTATTATATAGATAATGATGAGCCGTTTTTGCTCAAAAAAGACAAACCGGTAGATTGGTCTATTGTAAAAAAAGCACAGAACAGCTTCGATTTTGAAGTAGTGTATGAATCGCCTTATGAATTTTATTATATAGATTAAAATATTGAACTATGAAACTATTAAAAAAAATCAAACAAAAGCTTAAAAAATACTTTTGTAAAGAAACGGATATTCCAAAGCAGATGCCAAAACCAATGAAATATGAACCAGTTGATATCATAGCAGAAGCCGTTTTATTTGAACCGGAAAACAGAATATTTACAAGAGAACAAATTGCAAAAATGTATCAAGAAGAACTCGCGTTAAAAATTGCCAATGAACTTTTAAAATCAAATTCGGTTGAATATTTAGTTAAAGATGATATCATTAATCTTCATCAAAAGAAGATTTACGCAAGAATTAAAGTATTAATTAAAAAAAACAATAAACGATGATCCATCTGCTACCTTTAAAATATAGATTAAAAGAAAACAATAAAGCTATGAAACAACCAATCTATCTCGGACACGTGCGATCCACTACGTCCCAAAAAACAAACTACAAAAAGCCATATCTGACTATATAGACACTTTGGACGGTGTGGCGTTCACGGCAGACAAACTGCCGGAAGTAAAAAAGGAAATAAGTGCCAAAATTGAAGCACTTAATAAAGAGCATAAACGGTCAACACCCGTAATACCTGACTTTTACAGTTATAATGACTCTTCTTGGAAATCAACCAAAGAAAAGAAAATAACCTGCCACCTGCACGGCATTCAAAGTATTGATTTTGTATTTATTAAAGGAATTTTAGAGTTATGAAAATTAAATTTAGAGTATCCTGCTTTGGCCAATTTGTGTATGAAGCAGTTGAAAGAGACGCCGATTTATTTACCGGATATAAAGACAAAAACGAGGAAGACATCTACACCGGTGATGTGATAACGCAAAAATTAATAGATCCGTTAGTGCCAAAAGGATTTAACCTATGGTATGGGTATGTTGCGCTTGAAAAAGGGAGATTTGTTATTAAACAAGTAGATTTCGATTATTCAAATTCACCTATTGAAGAT